ACACGATTTGGATATAAAGGGCTTACATTTAGATTAAATTTATTTATACTTGTTGGATAAAATATACCAGAATTTTGAGAAAGAGACATTTTAATGTCTGAAGTGGTTACTATGCTTCCTGTTAGTGATCCTGTTAATACAGATTGGTAATCTCTCCATCTAAATTCTAAACATGGAGGGTAAATTGTATTTGTGTCAACACTATAGTATTTAAATTGAGGTTGAATATATTCACTTGGATTAAATTCTTGTGATCCTGTTAATTTTACTATAAATCCATAGTTTGGAAGTATTGAACTAGACCAAGCATTTACTGTTGTTTTAACATTTACTTCTATATCTTTTTCACTACGTAATTCAAAGGATTGAGTTACTCTATAAATAGATCCTGTAAAAAAGTTACCTCCTCCTTGAGAGGAATAAGTTGCATTATATGATCCTGTAAATCCAGTACCTGACATACTCCAAGGATTAGATCCACTATAACTTGAATATGCCCAAGATGAACCATTTTCAACTATTGGAGAATCTAAAGTATATCCTGTTCCATTATTCCAATTTTGAGCAACAGGTAATATTTCTAAAAAAGTATCTGAATTAATTCCTTGAGCTTCTGCTATAAAATTTTTAAAATATACATCATATGTACTTCCAGATATTTTATTAGTAATAATATCTATAATTTCTGCTGTATCAAATTTTACTAAATATCTAGCTACATCTGGATTTCCACTGATGTCTAGTTTATTAGAAGTTTCTAAGATAGCATCTAACCCCGTATTCATAGTAGGATATGCGGAATATAATGTAGAGTCTTGGGTAGGAAATATTTTATATACAGCCATTAATATATTTTATTATAAATATAGCGTTATAAAGGAACTACTTTACCTTTTATGTCTGAATTTGGGTATCTAATTTCAAATATACTAGGATCTAATGAAGGATAAATTGTTTGGTTTTGGGTAGCTCCCTCTATATCATAAGCATATTGTGAATATCCTGTTGAAGTTCCAACCTTATTTGCAATAGATATATTTTTTACAGTTTGAACTCCTTTAATTTTATCTAAAAGAATATATAAGTCTCTTAAAAATATAGGTTGATTTAATTGCCAATTATCAAGATTAAAATATGTTTGTAAAGCAGTAATACATGCTAGTAAAACTTCATTATTGTTATATTCAGGTAATACTATAATTTCAAAATTTATTCCAATATTAATAATATATGCATCTCTAATTTCTATATTATCTCCAATCATTCTATATTGAGACATATAAGTTCTTAAATTATTTTTTAATGTTGTATTAGCATAATCTAATTTTCCTTCAGAGTTTAAAGATAAGACATATAAATTTAAAGTTTCAATTGTTGATACTTGATTATCTGTTAATTTTGGTTGTTCAATATATGATTTTGAAACTGTACCATAATCTGAGGGCATACTTAAAGCTCTAATTAAATAATCATCTGCAGTAACTGAACGTTTTTGAGAAGCAACTAAAGCTAAAGTATTTTGACGAATTTCTTCTAATGTGTCTCCTGAATTTCCTCCAGAAGCTGCTAATGGGTTATTTACTGAAACCGATGAAAATATATAATTAGCTGTGTTATCAACAAGGGAAAATAAATTAAATTTTATTGATTCTGGGGATATTTTAGTTAAGGTATTTGCGGCTATGTTAGAAGTAACTCCTCCTCCTGTTAAATATCTAACAGTTAATGTTGTATTAGAAGGTGATATACCATATGTTCCTGTATATAAAAAGTTTGTAGGAGAATATGCTGTAGTTAATTTATCTTGTTTAAAAGGTAATCCAATACCTACATTATTAGAATTTGGTGTAATTTCTTCTGTAGTGCTATCTGGTGAACCAACTCCAAATTGAATTTGAATATTATCTTTTGCTATGATTCTAGTAGCAAATCTTCTTGCAACTTTTTTTAATTTTAATAAATATGGAATATTATCCATTTTATTAGGATCATTAATATTAGTATTTTTTATTGAATCAAATGCCATTTCTTGTCCTAGGTGATCTACTTCATACCATAAATTTCCATCTGAATCAGTGATATCTAATATTTTTAAAAAATTAGTAGTATTTAGATTAATAGTTTGAAATGGTAAAGGATCTGTAAAGGTATAAGTTTGAGATACAATAGTTGAAGAAATTGCATTTCTGCTTTTTTTAAGTAAATAATATTGTACTGTATTTCCGGCTATTTGATAAATAGAAATTTCTGTGGGATCTTGAGAACTTGTTAAAGAAAAATCAATTTTATCTTGAATAATAAAGGATGTCCCATTATCTGATGTTATTGTTGAGTTTTCTGAAATAGTTAAAGCATAATCATAATCAGGTACATATTCTGATCCTACTAATTTAGAAGGTAATTGTTGATAAAAGTCAATAGTAGTTTGGGCTGCCGAAGATAATTTTGGTTTATAACCAAACATATATGCTAATTCATATAAATTATTTGATTGTTGAGCATATTGAATAAAATTTTCTTGGAATTGATTGTCAATATAAAAACTTAAAACATCTCCAACATATGCAGATTGTTCAATAAACATCATTCCTGGGGATGCTTCTGAAAAGTCATTATATGTGTTAGGAAAATAAGTTTTTGCAAACTCAATTAAACGTGTTTTAAAATCAGAAAAATCACGATTAATATACTTTATTTCTTTTTTAGTTGTAGCCATTTTATAATTCAATTTCTAAGGTATCGGTAATAGAAGTATTTAAAACATTATACTTAAGTGTAACCGTAATTTGATTAGTATCTTCTTGACCAGAAATAATAAGATCTTTAACTTCTATATTTGAAAAAAAAATTTGTAACTTTTGATTTAAATCTTCCCTAAGAAAATTTAAATTATTTTCAGTTATTTGTTCAAATAAAAAAGCTCTTAATCCACCTCCAAAAAGAGGATTTAATGGTCTTTCTCCAGGATTAGTTAAAAAAAAATTAATTAAATTATTTTTAATAGCATCTTTTGTTTGGTAATTTGATTCAAAAACTGCAAGACCACTAAATGGAAGATTTATTCCAACAGCAACGCTTGGTTGAAAATCTATAGGTGCAATTTGTTGAGGATTAAATGCCATTATTTACTATTTAAAAGACCCATTATTTGATCCATACCTAATTCTCCAGCTCCTAAACTTCCGTTTACCGGGTCACCCATTTGTGGGGTAAAAGATTGAGCATTTTGGGAGGTAAAACTTAAAGCGGTTTCTCCTAATACCTCAGCATATTTTGATCTAAAGTCTATTGGAGGAGGTGCATAAGATGGATTTGGGTTAGAAGTAGGAGTATAAGATTCTCTTACTATTTGTTTAGGGGATTTTACTGCTTCCAATAAAATATCCTTTAATTCTTCTTGAATTGCTTCTCTTACGGCTTCTTTAATTAATTTTTTAAAATCTGTACTTTTCATATGGTTATAAATATAGGGTTAATCTGCTTTTAAATCATTAGTTTGAATATAAAATATAAGTTCATCTATTAGTATTTGATCAATGGAAGTAAAGGAAAATTCTCCTAATAATAATGTAATTCCACTTTTATTTTTTGCTGTAGCTCGTCTTCGTTTTAGAGGATTAGTAGTAATTTCTGTTTCTATCCCCATTATAAATCCATTAATTTCATTTAATGATTGATTATTAGATGTATTAGATGATAAAGATCCAAAATTTATTAATTCATTTGAAAGTTGTTCTTGGAATACTGTAGCTAATTCTGGGATAGATTGGGCACATTCTTTAATTAATCCATCTAATAAATTTAGTAGGCTAATAATTAATTGAATTAATGTTCTTAAAAGAACTAAAATAGTTAATATTCCATTCCCTACATTTTGAAGTAATTTTAATATTCGTTCAGTTTTAGTAATTGTTTCAGAAATTTTTGTAATTACATTTATTGGAATCCCTACTCCAGGAGGAACAGATGTTGGGATTGGAATATTTTTTATTATTTGAAAAGCTAAATTTAATATATCTATAGCTGTTAATCCTGTATTTACAACTTTAGTTGAAGTTTCTATAGTTTTAAGAGCTTTATTTAAACCTTTAACTACTTGATTTTTTTTTCTTATAATTTCTAAAAGTTTAGTTTGATCAGGACATGATGTTCCTTTAGGTTTTTTATTACTTTGTATAGCTTCAATTCCTTTTGAAACTCCAAAAGTCGCTAACATTATTAATATTGGAGGAATTACATCTTTTTTTAAAGTTCTATATAATTGATTTAATTTTTCTTGGGCATAATAATTAGCATCTTCTTTACTTATTAAAACTCGTTTAATTTCTTTAGGATCTAAAGGAGATAATTTAAAATCAAATTTTATTTCTTCCATTTTTAAAACACCTAATTTCTTTTTTACTGTCCCATCTCCATTAAATGGAATAATTTCAAGAGGAACATATTTAGGATGTATAATTGTAATATTAGAAGGTTTTTTTGAAACTATATCAACTGTTTCTAGGGTTGTAATAAAATTACTAAATTCATATTCTTTTTCATTTGCAGAAAGGGTTGAATACTTATTTCCTTTTTTAGCTGTTAAAAATTTTGCATTTGTTGGAATATCTAATTCAAAAGAAGGTAAATAGTAGTAAGTTATTATATCATTATTATTAATATCTTTTTTAATTTGGGTTTGGAGTACAGGTAAAGCTGCTATTTCATAAGAAGGAGATGAAGGAGTTCCAAATTCATCGTCAGATACATATACTTTATATCCATTTAATTCTAATTTATCTGCTGATTCTATTGTAGAATATTCAATTATTTGTCTTCCATTAGGAATAATTTTACCTGAAATTTTTGAAAGAATTATATTTTCTGTTATAGGAATATTTTGGGGTTTTAAAGGAGCAATATCTAAAGGATCAATTTCTATAGAAAATTTACCTTTAATCCCTGTAAAATCTTGATGATAATCAAATTCTTCACCAGATAAGGGATAATATTTTACCTTAGCTGCTTTTATAGGTTTATTAGTAGATGAATCTACTATTTTTCCTTTAACTGTTTTTCTTTTTGTAGAAGCAAAAAGTTTAAAAATTTCTTTTCCTAATAAAATTGCACTATCAATTCCTAATTGAATTTGATTTTGTTTATTAGAATCTAATTCAAGTCCTGGTTTTGTTATTGCATATTTTTTTATTTCTTTATTTTTTTCTTCTTTTGATAATTCTTTAAAATCTATTATTTGTTGAAAAGTAATATTATATTTAGGTTTAAAATACTGGTTATCTAAAGAGGAAATAAATGTATTAATTATTTTTGATTTTCTTAATTCTGCTTTTTCTTCATCATCTAATATACCATCTCCATTTTCATCAAATTTTGATTCTTCCTCTGTTAATGGTTCTAAAATAGGTTTTATATTTTTATTTCTTTCTCTATTTGATTCTTCCTCTGTTAATGGTCCTATTTGTAAAACAGTAGGTCTAAAAATAGGTTTTATATTTTCATTTCTTTCTCTAATTGTTTTTTCATAATCATCTTTAACATTTTTAAGTAAATCTTTAGATGCTTTAGCAACATCAAGAAGTTTAGGTGTAAAATCAGTAATTAAAGTTGATAAATCTGGGTTTGAAGCTATATCTAAGATTTTTGGGGATTGTAATGCTTCTATAACATTAGTATAATTAGAAACAATATTTAAATTAAATTTTTCAGCCATTTATATAGATTTTACAAAACGTGATTTAATCCCTTCTTTTTCATCTTTTAATATTTTAATCATATCTTTTAAATCATATGATGCTTGTCCCCCAACTATTAATGCTACTGAATCGGGGGTGTCTGTCCCTATGGGATAATTTCTTGTATGCTTAATTATTTCTGATAGGCCTTGTACTATAGTAACTAGATCTATTAGTAATTCAACAGTTTTATCCCCCCTTAAGATAGGTTGCTCAGCACCTTCACTTTCATTTATCCCTAATCTTATTTCATTAGCAGACATATAAATTTTATTAGATTCTAAATTTATACTTTCATTAGAAAATAAACCTACTGATCTATTAGCACTTATTAAAACATCATTGTTTTGGGCATCTATTATTATTCTATCTGAATTAAGTAAAATTTGTGGAGCTATATATGAAGTTGTTGATAATGGAGGGAATAAACCTGAATATGAAGTAAATTCTTGTCCTTTATTTTTTAAACCAGAAAGAGAATATGGAAGAGCTTGAGTTGAAGTTAAATAAATAGATGATAAATCATTTTGAATGTTTTCAGTAAT